TAAGTTATTTAACTTTGAAATAGATATTGAAATTGGTAAATATTTAACAAGTCAATTTAGATAATGATTAGTACAGAAATATATATAGAAGATAACAGACTAGATTTATTGCAGGACATAAGTACGGAATTTACTTATACCATAGATGACATAACAGATTTTGGAACTAAGAACACATCATTTAGTAAAACAATATCTTTATCAGGTACGGCTAGGAATAACCAAATATTTGGATTTGTATTTGATATTGGGAACGCTAATGAATTTGATGAAACTAAACCAAATGTAAACTATAATTTTAATGCAAGTAAATCTGCTAAGTGTATCATATATATTGATAAGGTACAAATATTTAAAGGCACATTAAGGATTTTAGAAATAGTCGTAGATAAGGAAACTATTGAATATCAATGCAGCGTGTTTGGTGAGTTAGGTGGTCTTATGAATACAATAGGTAATAAGAAATTAGAAGACTTAGATTTTAGTGCTTATGACCACGTTTACAATACAACTAATATAACTGCAAGTTGGGATGCTGCAAGAGGTGAGGGTTATTATTATCCATTGATAGATTATGGAAACGTAAGTACAAACAAAGTAGACTTTCAATATACTACATTTAGACCGGCAATATATATCAAAGAATATATAGATAAGATGTTTGAAAATATAGACTACACTTATGAGTGTGATTTCTTTTCAACAGATTACTTTAAAAGATTAGTAATACCACACAATCAAAAGCAGTTAACTAAAACGACAAGTGACTTAAACAATGCTTTGTTAACTGCACCACAAGAGGTATTAAATATTTCCTTTGTTAGATTTACAACAGTTACCGGTTCAGGGTTAGTGCCATCAAGTGCTAATTCTAAATTCACATATACCGGTGCTACTTCTTTTAATCTAAAGTTTGATTATAACTTTACAGGGACTTCACAAGAGGGAACTTTTAGTATTCTTAAAAATGGCATTACTGTTTATAGCGAATTTTTTACTGATGACTTTTTTATTGGTGGAACTTTTGAGATACTAATGATACAAAACGATTACATACAATTTAGATTTGCTAATGATGCAGATAATAAAAATGATAACCCTGTTACAATAAATGATGGTGATGTTAGCTTTAATTCTATTTCCTTAATACCGGTAGCATTATCAATAGGGGATAATTTATTAATGAATGATTGTATTCCTAAAGGGATATTTCAAAGAGACTTATTTTTAAGCATTTGTAAAATGTTTAATCTATATGTATATGATGACAGGTATCAAAAGAATAATATTATCATAAAACCTTATATTGATTTTTATGATGTTAGCAGTTCCAATGCAAATGATTGGTCTAATAAAATAGACAGGTCAAAGCCTTTAAGCATTAAGCCTATGAGTGAAATGAATGCTAGGTATTACAATTTTAAATTTAAAGAAGATAGCGACTTTTACAATGACAACTATAAAAAGAAATATTCGGAATCTTATGGTGACAGGATATTTGATACTTCATTTGACTTTAGTAAGAATACGGAGACTGTTGATGTAATATTTGCACCATCAGTTTTATTTAGAGCAATTGGAACTGATAAAATATATCCGGCTATTTATAAAAAATCTAATGCTAATAGTGCAGAAGACAGTATGGATAGCATAATTAGAATAATGCAAGTAAAAAAAATAGCATCAGTAGCTTCGTGGTCTATTAAAAATATATCATCAACAATTGTTACATTAACCTCATACGGTTATGCCGGACATTTAGACGACCCTTACAATCCTGACAATGATATAAACTTTGGCGCACCAAAAGAAATTTTTTATACCTCAGATAATTTCACAGGCAGAAATGTTTTTAATGTATTTCATCTTACATATATGGAAGAGATAACAGATAAAAACAGTAAGCTATTAACCTGTTCGGCTTTATTAAATACTATCGATATATTTAATTTAGACTTTAGCAAATACATTTTTATAGATGGTGTACTATTTAGATTAAATAAGGTAGAGGGTTATAACCCAATGGAATACAATACGACGAAAATAAGTTTATTAAAAGTAATTGAAACAACGTACTAATGGCAGAAGATTTAAATTTAAAAGTAAAAGTAGATACCTCAGGTGCTACGAGTTCGGTAGGTTCACTTAAAAAGCAATTAAGAGAGGCGCAACAGGAGGTTATGGCATTAGCTGATAAGTTTGGTGCTACATCAAAACAAGCCGTTGAAGCTGCTAAAAAAGCAGGAGAATTAAAAGACAGAATTGGTGATGCTAAAGCATTAACAGACGCTTTTAATCCTGATGCAAAGTTCAAGGCATTGACTGCTTCGCTATCAGGTGTAGCCGGTGGATTTGGTGCAGTACAAGGTGCTATGGCATTGTTTGGTGCTGAATCAGAAGATGTTCAAAAGACATTATTAAAGGTGCAATCAGCAATGGCTATTTCACAAGGACTACAAGCAGTAGGTGAAAGCATAGATTCATTTAGACAATTAGGTGCAGTAATACAAAACAATACTTTATTTCAAAAAGCTAACAATGCAGCAATAGCAGCAGCAGGGGTAGTTCAAAAATTATTTACCGGTGCAGTAGATTCTACATCTGCATCATTTAAGTTTTTAAAAGGTGCAATTGCTGCAACAGGTATTGGTTTATTATTAGTTGCAATAGGTACATTAGTTGCATATTGGGATGATATTAAAGCAGCAGTAAGTGGTGTGACTTCTGAACAAACTAGGTTAAATGAACAAGCTAAATTAAATTTAAAAGCAGAAGAAGATAAGTTAGAAGCAATAGATAGTCAAACCAATCAACTTAAACTTCAAGGTAAATCAGAAAGGGAAATTCTTAATATCAAAATTAAACAAAGTGATGAAGCAATTAAAGCTGCAGAAATTACTTTGCAAAATGCTAAGATTACTAAAGATTTACAATTACAAGCATCAAAAAGAAACTATGATATTTTAAAAGGTATATTAGATTTTATTGCTACTCCTAGTAAGTTATTATGGCAATTATTAGATGCTATAAATAAAGCATTGGGTAAGACTACAAATCTTGCTGCACAAATGCAAGCAACTAATGATAGTTTAGTTACTCAATTGTTTGACCCTAAAGAAGTTGAATCAGAAGGTAATGCAACAATAAAAGAAGCAGAAAAAACATTAAATGGTTTAAAAGAAAAAAGAGCAGGATATATATTATCAGTTCAAGGTTTAGATAAAGCAGCAGGAAAAGAGGGAGCACAAAGTCAAGCAGAAATTGATAAGAAATTACAAGAGGCAAATGCTATATTACACGAAGCAAACAAAAAACTAAAGACACAACAGCAGCAAGAGATTCAAACAATAGAAGAAGCATATGCAGAGAAAAGAAAGAAACTTGCAGAAGCAGGAATAAAAGATAATGGTGATTTAGCAAAGGCAGAACAAGCTGAAAAAGATGTAATAAATGAAAAGTTTAAAAAACAAGACTTAGCAAAAGAAGAATTATTTCAAAAAGAATTAAATAAAATAAAACTTGATAGTAAATTATTAGGTATTAAGAATGAATATGAAAAAGCTAAAGAGCAATTAGAAGCAAACTATTTATTACAATATCAAGATATTGAAAAAAATGAAACATATAATGCAGAACAAAAGATTGCTTTAAAAGCTGCACTTCAACTAAAAGAAAATAATGAATTAGATGCATTAAAATTAGTTGCAGATAAAAAGAAAGCAGAAGAAGATATTGCTACATTAGATAAAGAGATAGCAAAGAATGTTGCTAAATTTGATTTAGAAAGGGAATTATTAGATAAAAAAGATTTATTATTAAAAGAATATTTTGATAAAAATTTAATATCAGAAAATGCATACAACGCAGGAATAGAAGCTAATTCAAATGCTAGAAAAGAAATAGATAAAAAAGAAGCAGATGCTAAAATTGCTTTAGCACAAGGAGTTGCACAAGCATTATCACAAGCATCTGATTTAGTAGGTAAGCAAACTTCGGCAGGTAAAACATTAGCAGTTGCAAGTGCGTTAATTAGTACATATCAAGGTATTGCAGCAGGTGTTAAATTAGGTTACCCAGCAGCAATTCCTGCAGTAGCTATGGCTGCAATGACAGGATTTAGTGCAGTTAAAAATATATTAGCAGTTAAGGTTCCATCAGCTAGTGGTGGTGGGAATCCTAATATGCCAAATGTATCTACATCTGCACCTATGACACCGGCTGCACCACAAGCACAAACTACAAACATAAGTCAAGCATCAATTAACCAAATGGGCAATCAAGCAGTAAGGGCATATGTGATTGAGACTGATGTAACAAGCAACCAACAAAGAGTAGAAGCAATAAAACAAAGGGCTAGATTTAGTTAATATTTAAAATAAATATATTTATAGTTATGGAATTACCTTTATATATGTTGGAAATATCTGATGATTTGAATGATGATGCAGAGGTGCAATTCGTTTCATTAGTAGATAGACCTGCAATTCAAAAGAATTGGAATGCATTTAAAAATGAACAGAAGTTTCAAATTGTTAGTGAAGATAAGCATATTATTAGTGGCTGCGCTATGTTGGCTGACACTCCTATCTTTAGAAGTGATGCTAATTTTGGTGACTACTATGTTGCTTTTTCTAAAGACACGATTGTTAAGATTGTGCAAAAGTATTTTAAGAAAGGGTATCAAAACAATGTGAACCTAATGCACGACCCTAACCAAATTGAAACAGGGGTAACAATGTTTGAAAGTTTTATTAGTGATAAGACAAGAGGCATACACCCAATGAAAGGATTTGAGGATGCACCGGATGGCAGTTGGTTTGTTTCTATGCTAGTGGAAAATGAGGATGTATGGAATCAAGTAAAACAAGGGAACGTGAACGGATTTTCAATTGAGGGTATATTTAATTACTCACCTAAAGAAAGTCAGGACAGTATCAAGATGCAAAAGATATATGACATTTTAGACGCATTATAAGTCTAAGTGATAAATAGTATTAATTATTAACATTTAAAGAAAAATAAAATGAATCCAAAAGAAGCATTAAAACAAATCAAAGCATTATTTGAAGATATGCCACAAGTTGTTGAGCCTGTTGTTCCTGTTGCACCTGTTGCACCGGAAGTTACAAAGGTAGAAATGGCTGAATATTCTTTAGTAGATGGTACTAAGGTTAAAATTTCTGCATTAGAAATTGGTGGTATGGTAGAATTAGCTGATGGCACTCCTGCTCCACAAGGTGAGCATCAACTAATGGATGGTACAATTATCCAAGTTGATGAGTTAGGTTATATCGTAGAAATAGCATCTCCTAAAGAAGATGTTATTGAAGTAGAACCTGTTGCACCGGCTGAACCTGTTGAACCTGCACAAGATACAACTGCAATGATTCAGGAATTAAAGGATGATTATGAGAAGAAAAAAATGGAATTAGATGCGAAGATTGCTAAATTAGAGAGCAAAGTAAAAGAGGGATTTGCACAAGTAGCTGAATTAGTAGAAGCACTTTCAAATACCCCAACTGCTGAACCTACTCAAAAAGCAGCAAACGCATTTCAATCTTATGTAAGTACTAATGATAGTAAATACGAGAGATTAGAGAAATATAGAAACGCAATTTTAAACAAATAAATTTATAACAAATGTCATTTTCAGTAAGTACATTAACAAATTATACAAAAGAGAACGAAGCATTATTGGTTTCTTCTTCTGTATTAGGAGCAAAAACTGCAGCTTTAATTAAGAGTGCAGGTAACGTAATGGTTGGTGTTAAATCAGCAGAGACCATTAACATTATGGACACAGATGCTTTTTTCCAAGCAGGTGGGTCTTGTGGTTGGAACGCATCAGGTACAACAAGTTTCACACAAAGAACTGTAGAAGTAGGTAAAATCAAAGTACAAGAAGCATTATGCCCTAAGGCATTAGAAGCTAAGTATTTACAAAAGGCTTTACCAACAGGTTCTCAGTATGATTCAATTCCTTTCGAGCAAGATTATGCTGATAGAAAAGCAAAAACAATTGCTTCTCAATTAGAGACTTCTATTTGGCAAGGTGATACTGCTTCTGCTAACGGTAACTTAAACAAGTTTGATGGTTTAATCAAATTGATTGGTGCTGCTAGTGGTGTAGTTGATGCTAACGTATCAGGTTATGTTTCAGGTGCTCCATTAACATCTATCACTGCAGCTAACGTAGTTAGTTTGTTAGATGGTGTTTACAAAGCAATCCCTGCTAAAGTAGTAGCTGCTGATGATATGACTATCTTTGTTGGTCAAGATACTTTCCGTACTTACACTATTGCATTGAAGAATGCTAATATGTTTAACTATGCATTTGATGGTAAAGCTGATAGCGAATTCGTATTGCCGGGTACTCCAATTAAAGTAGTTGCAGTAGAAGGTTTAAATAGTACAAATGATATTTACGCAATGCGTTTAAGCAATTTGTTCTTAGGTACAGACTTATTAAACGAAGAAGAAAAATTTGAAATCTTCTTTGCTAAAGAAGCTGATGAAGTACGTTTTGCAGCAGAATTCAAAATGGGTGTGAACATTGCATTCCCTGATGAGATTGTAAAAGTAGCTATCTAATTATAAAGGGGAGTTGAAATATACTCCCCATTTTTAAATAAAATAAAATAAAATATTATGGCGTGTGCATTAACACAAGGATATACCCTTGATTGTCGTGATTCACTAGGTGGAATTACAGAGGTTTATTTTATTGCAAGTTCGGATATTACTTCAAGTACAGAAGCTAGTGGTGTAATTACTGCATTAGTAAAAGCTGCAGGTAAGAAGTTTTACAAATACGAGTTAACAAAAGGAACTTCAATGTTTACTGAAAACGTAGCATCGAATGTTCAAAATGGTACTTTGTTTTTCACTCCTGAATTAACAATAATCTTAAATAAATTACAAGCAAATACGAGAAATGAAATTCTTTTATTAGCACAAAATAGTCTTACAGCAGTTGCTAAAGACAACAATGGTAAGTTCTTTATGCTAGGTAAAACAAGGTCATTGGATTTGACTGCCGGTAGTGCTGCAACAGGTACTGCTGAGGGAGACAGAAGTGGTTATACTTTAACATTCACAGGAGCTGAACCTGCTTTAGCACCTGAGGTTAATAGTACAGTAGCTGCTGCTCTTACAACTGCAGGATAGTTTACAGTTTTTCATAGTTAGTTCCCCTGCCTAGTTTTCTAGGTGGGGGTTTTTTGTTCACCTTATTTACCCTTTCACGTTTCCGTAAACAACTTAAAAAAGTGGACATTTTAGTATTATTACTACTAACAATTAACAAATTTTGTCACAATTATATATAAATCAGTGACATATCTACCATAATTTTGTTACAACATTTTACATATTATACCCACATTATTTAACATTTGCGCCTAGATATTTTACTTTGCGCCCATAAAGTATCTTATAAGTCAAATAATAGCTTTACTTACTTGTTTTGTAAATATTATTATTATTGCTATTTATAATAGATGATACATTTAACTAAGGGACAGACCAATACAATCATAATGACTTTAACTGAAAAGCAGTTATTAGTTACACCTAACTATTTATTTGTGTTTACAAATAGAAGTAGTAATAACATTATTAAATTTGTGGTTTTAAATACATCTGATTTAAGTTTATACAAGGATAGATACAATGAATTTACAATTGTTACTAACACTAGCTTTAGTGCTGCATTAGAGGGTCAATATACCTACGAAGTGTACGAACAAGCAAGTACTAGCAACTTAAATCCAACAGGCTTAAACAAGCTAGAAACAGGTATTATGTGGCTTTCAGGTTCGACCCTAACATATAACCAATATACAACAACAGACACTTATACAATTAGACAATGATAGATTTAAGAGTATTAACATTCGCAGAGGCTAGGCAACCTGAATTCAAAGAGAAGAAAGGTGTAGATGGTGGATATATTAAATACGGAGAAAATAACGATTATCCGGAATACATAGTTGACTTATACAATAAGTCATCAAAGCATAGTGCCATTATTAAAAGTAAGGTGCATTATATTACCGGCAATGGTTGGTCAGGTGAACCTGATGCACAAGCATTTATAGATAAAGCTAACAGGGTTGAATCTTTAAACGATTTAACTAGAAAGGTATCTTTAGATGTTGAAATATTTGGTGGTGCTTACTTAGAAGTTATTTGGGATTTAGCCGGTAACATTGCCGAGTTATGGCATTGTGATTATGTTAAGATAAGAACTAACAAAGACAATACACAGTATTGGTATAAAGAAGATTGGAAAGACAATAAGGTAAAGCCATTAGTTGTGGCTGCATTTAACCCTAAGCAACCAACAGGCAAACAAATTCTGTACATAAAAGAGTACAGACCTAATATTGGTATCTATGGATTACCTAGTTATTTTGCTGCATTAAATTATATTGAATCTGACATTGAAGTTTCTAAGCATATCTTAGGAAATGCACAGACAGGGTTTTCTGCTAGTAAACTTATTACCTTACCGAATGGTGAGCCTAATGATGAGGAGAAGCGCAATGTAGATAACAGACTAAGAAAAACTTATAGTGGTGCAGACGGTAAAAAATATATGATTGCTTTTGTCAATGATATATCTAGGAAGCCTGTCGTAGATGATTTGGGTACAAGTGATTTAACCAAAGAGGATTTTGGCAGAGTAGATGAATTAATACAGACTAACATATTTAGTGGTCATCAGGTTACGACCCCATCAATTATGGGTATTGCAGAAGCCGGTAAGCTAGGCAGCAGAACAGAGATGCGTGATGGCTATGAGATATTTAAAAACACATATGTAAATGCTAAACAAATGCATTTAGAAAGTGTATTTAATATGTTAGCTAAATATAAAAATGTTACAACTGAAATAAAGATAATCCCTACTGAACCAATAGGAATTGAGTTTAGTGAGCAGATTATTAGTCAGAATATGACTAAGGATGAAATAAGAGAAAAATTAAATTTACCAATATTACAAGCTGATGCATCATCTTCTGCACAAAGAGTTGTGGATGGTATTACTGCATTAAGCCCATTGGTTGCTAATAAGGTTTTAGAATCAATGACACCTGATGAAATCAGAGCATTGATTGGATTACCATCGACTACAGTTCCACAATTAGACGCAAGTGGAAACCCATTGCCACCTGCTGAGGGCTTATCTGTTAACGAGCATATCAAAGGTTTAAAAGGTCGTGAGTGGCAGAATATGCAACGTATCATTCGTGAGTTTACTAAAGGTAAAATCAATAGAGAACAAGCTGCTGCAATGCTTAAAACAGGATATGCTTTAAGTGATGATGAGGTAAACACTTGGCTAGGTTCAGATGAGATGGATGCAGAATTTGCAGCACAAGACTTTGGTGTGTTTTATGAATTTGGTGAAAGCA